ATAGAAAAAACCGCAAGTAGTACAGCAAGCGATATTCTAGGAAAGGCCGGTGCCGGTTTGTCAATTGCTAGCGGTTTAGAAGTGGGCACGTCAGATATTGAAGGTTTAGCAAAAGGTGAGGGATGGAATGCATTAGGAGATAATACAGAGGAACGTATATCCAATGTAATAGGCCTCGCCGGAGATGTTGCCTCAGTTGTTCCGGGTGGTGAAATATTAGGTGGAATATTAGACCTTGCAGGTGGTATTTTTGATTTCTTCGGTGAAAAGAAAGAAGCGAAAGAAAAACAAGCAAAAGCCCAGCAATTAGCACAACAAAAAGCAAACCAACAAGCACCAACACCGCAAAGTTCGGCTATTCATCCGTCACTTTCTACACTAGGAATAGTAAGTAATGTTAGTCATCCAGTGGCTCAAATGATATCACAAAGTGGGTCTTTTTAATTAAATTAATTAAAATCTATATTAATAAAATAAATTCTTTACAATTAAAAATATTTATAATAAATAAATAATATGTCAAATATTTTTACGTCAAAACCAAAAATTAAAGTTGGACAGAATTCAATATCTTTCGTTTCACAGAATGGGTTAGAATATCAACCTGGCCAAAAAATAGTGGTTGAAATCGATGAGAGCCTGGCTTTTTTTGATCCACAGCAAAGTTATTTAAAGTTCGATTTACTCATAGATACTAATTCACCCGAATACAATTATTTAGTTCAATTAGACCCTTTAATCGGTGCTTCGGTTCTTCTAGAAGATGTTCGGTGTTTTAATCGCGCGGGAGTTCTTCTAGAAGAATATCCTAATTATTATACTTGGGCTAATGTTCAGACTTTATATAGTGAAACAGAGACACGTATTAATAAAGATGGACTCACCGAGGGAGTAGTTGCTTATAATCCAGATCAGCGCTCTTGGGTAGGTGGTAATAATTCTAGATTTCAAAATACACAATTCAACCCTTATTTTAGAAAAGACACAGACGGAGCAGTAACTTATAATAAAGTTAGAATATGCTTAAAACTAAAAACCGGTATTATGAGTTCTAAAACTATCGTACCTAATCGTCTTATGGGTGGGATGAGATGGGAATTTATCCTTTCGCCAGTTCAAAAAGTATTTAAATTATTTAGAAATGCTACGAATCCAGACCATTGCCCGAAATTGTCACATGTAGGGGGCGGTGCGGCTTGGAGCGGATATCCTACCGCCAGTTCTCCTACGACTCAACTTTATTTATCGTATGCTAATAATCAATTAGTAGACCCCGACAGAGTACCCTTTTGTGTAGGTGAGCGTATCACTATTGATGGTATAACCCCGAAAACCACAATTGAAAAAATTGAACTTGACGGAGCATTTATTAAATTAACAGTAGCCTCGTTAGTGAATACCGATGGAGATATTGATAGTGGAGCATTTATTCAATCTACTAGTTTCGCCGACCAAACGAAAACGCCTTCTTATACGGTTTCAAATGTAGAAATGATTATGGAGGAAATCCTAACTACACCCGCATATAGTAATCAAATGATGTCAGCATTAAAAGAAAATGGAAAAGTTGCTTATAATTGTATATGCGCGCAGAATTATAGACATTCAGTTCTTGCTACTGATCTTAACGCAACAGTTCATTTAAATCTTAGTAATTCTATGGCAAAATCTATTCTTGTTGTTCCCGTAACCGACCAGACAGCGGATTTAGCGACAAATATCGAACAATATAATGGTTTTAGAAATGCTATTAGTGGAACATGGGATCACTTGAAAAATTACCAGTGGCAATATGATTCAAAATTACAGCCTGACCGGGCAGTATCAACTGAAAAAACGGCGAAAACTTTGGAAGTATATGACGGGCAGTATTTAACTGAACTTGAAAAATCAGTAATTATGGCGGGAATTCCTAGTAACTCATTCGAACACATTAAACATAATTGTATTATTCCCCGAGCATTAGCACTAGAAGGCCAAATTTATGACACGAGAGGAAAAGACTTTCAACTAAATTTAAATTATGGAGCATCGGCGAGTAAAGCCAAACTTCTTAATTGTTGGTTAGTTCATGTAAGACGTTTCGAAATCACCACATCGGGGGTAAATGTAATTTTCTAATTTTAAAATATAGTTCTTTTTAAAATCTATTAATAAAATAAATTCTTTATAATAAAAAATATTTATATTAAATAAATAATAATGTCAGAATATTTTAACTTATTACCATCCAACCATCCCAGTAATGGGGTTGTCAAATTTAGCGGTGTTCCACTCATTAACTTCACAATGGCACAAAATCCTAATGCATTAGTACAGGGTTCATCTATTAGACTTTGCGGTAGATTAACTTGTAAAGATTCCGCCGGAAATGAGATATCGGCTAATACCGCCAATTTAGACCCCCGTCTCGGTGTATATTCACTTTTTGATAGACTAACCGTTTCTCTTGCATCTAATAGTCAGGTAGTAGAGGAGATTAAATTTTATCAGCGTTTCCTTTCTTCCTATCTAGGAGTAACACAGAGTGAACATCAATTATTAAGTTCCGATTCAGTTCAGCGGTTGAGTTCCGTAAGCATTGGAAACAATTTTGATATTGTAAAAGATGGCACGGATTCATTTTTCAGTATTCAACTTCCTTGCGGGTTGTTTTTAGGGCAAAATCCTATTCCGCTTATGCATGGATTAGTAATTTCACTGAATTTATGTCCAGATAGTCAGGCGTTCCGTGCCGATACCGGTACAGCGCCCACATATGAACTCAGCGATGTACATCTTAGTGGACGAATGATTACCGGAGTTCAGAAACCACCTACTCAGTTTATGTATAATAGCATTCAATCATATTATTCGGTAATCAATAGTGCTTTTGCTACTCTCAATTTTAACCTTGGAACATCTCAGACGTTAGGTGCTTGGGTTACTTTTATTCCTAGTGAAAATACGAATAATTATGCTAGATCAGGAACTAGAAATCTTCCCGTTATGAAATCGGCCACTTCCCCGGCGGTTATTAAAGATTTACAATTTTTACAGAATGGTGTCAAAGTTCAACTACAATACCCCATAGAAGATAATGAAGCCGCCGACCAAACAATGTTTAATTCCCAGATTACACGTAATTTCATTAGCGCCGTACGAAATTTTGCCAATCTCTCGAATACTGATGTTTCACCCATTAATACTAATCTTTCGCAGTCTTTCGCAGATGACGCGGATAAAGTGAAAGGAGATTTTTTATATGGTGTAGGACTTCGGATGGATTATTACAGTGACCAAGGACTTAATATGGTAGGTGGAAATTTCACAGTTCAATTCACCACCGATTTAGATACTGATTTTCCTAATAGTGCTTATATGTTTATTCATACTAGAAATACTTTAATGTTTTCGCCAGAGGGTGTTAAAGTCCTTAATTAATTAATTAGTTTCTTCTTTTTCCATAGATTTTATTAAATCTATTTTAATAATAAAATAAATTCTTTCTAATAAAAAATATTTATATTAAATAAATAATATGTCAAAAAATCTAAATTCAGAAATTAAGGCGTTGAATCCTTTAATTGCCGATCCTAAAAGATGCACCCAGGCACAAGTTCCAAGTTTATTAAAACCCAATTGTAAGAACTTTCAACAGACACAAAATGTCGATACAAGCATTCTAGACGCCCAAGTGGTACGAAATGACTACATTCGGTTCGTATTGGATAGAAAAGGGATTCTACACAGTAACAGTAAAATTTCTCTATCGATGAAATTAAGCGGAACCGAACACCCCGCATTTTTTCCTTTTCCTACGGGAGTTTATGGTTTAATCAAAAAATGCGTACTCCGAGCAGGAACTACTATTTTAGATTCTACCGATTCCTATGGTTTGCTAAGTGCCTACGAAAACCAAATGCTAGGCAATGATACAGCGCTAAGGAAAGAACGTATTAAATCAGGTTTTGTAAATGCCCGTAAATCTCAAAAAGTGCCGAGTATTAATGCGCAGGTATTAAATGGAACTGAAATTGCCTCAGCGTTATCTTATGATTTAGGTCGAGAGTTTGCGGTAACATTAGACACTGACGGAAAAGCACCAGTAGGTGATAAAGTTAAAACCACGATTCACGAAAACCAAAATTTAGTTAATGAATCCGATTTTGTTCTAGAATTATCTACGCTTTTTAGTTCCCTTCGTTTTACACAACTTCCCCTTTTCATGATAGACCAACCCGTCATTATTGAGTTGTTCCTAGAAGATACTAATTCGCATAGAATATGTACCCCACAGGGTGGAACTCTTCCAGTATTTAATTTAGATTTAGATTCTCCTAAATTGATTGCCGATTATATATATTATGATATTGACACGATGAATAATTTCGCTAGTCAAAATTCCACTATGTCACTTCCTTTTTTCGAACATCAATTAATTAGAACTAATGTTAATTATAGCACGACGCCGAATTTTACACGAAATCTAGGCGGAGCAGGGAAAGCCATTTCAATGATTAAAATCGCACACAATGAACCAGACAGCGCAGACCGCCACAATTCACTAATTAACGATTTTAAAAGTGATATTCACGAAACTGGGGGAGGTGATGATGTAGCATATAATGTAAAAGTGAATGACAAATTTCTCTTTCCTGTTAAGGTTTCTAATGTTTGCGAACAATATGTAAATACACTAGAAGCGGAAGGCTTACCCCTTAATCTATCCGCCCGAGAATATCAGGATGACCTAGGGACGGATTTTACAAACGTTGAACTGATTGAAGACCATCAGCAACCCGCCAGTTTTAACGGACAGAAAAGATTCATGAGTATATATAATCTAACGGGCGAACGTGTAAATAACAGAGGTTTAGAACTTCATATTGATGTAGCGAATGGTTCAGATAAATCACTATTACAGAATGTATGGTTGCAGATTTCAAAAACTCTTATATTACAGAATGGCAGATTTACTGAAATTTACAATTAAAAAAATCTTTATTTAAATAAATATAATTCTTTAAAAAAATAATATAATATAATATTATAAATATGACAGATAATGAAGAACCAGATTATATATTTTTAGAATGTAATTGCGATCATTCTTTTGAAAAAACCGATGATAATTCAAGATGGATTAATAAAATAGATGGTGGCGTAACATTACCGGAAAATAGCACTTTGTCAGTCCAATATGCCGGAATTAATGTTTTAGGGAGTGGAGGAGATGTAATAGAATTAAAACATGAAAAAATCGGCGAAAGCGAAATTTACAAATATAATAATACAAGTGAACAATATGAGAAAGTTAAATATGATGTATATGACAATGAAGTAACATTACAAATAGAATTTTATAAAAATCAAGATGGATTATATAATTATCAAATGCCTATGCCCGATCATGCTTTTAATCCGGATATTAATGAAGAATGGTGGAGTGCATTAGATAATACGAAAGGTTTTGATGAAATTCAATATGGAATAAGCACAAGCACTTTTAAATCAAATTTTAATTATTCTTTTCCAATTGATAATAAAAGATATACAATTTTAGAAATGAACCCGAACACAGATTATACCAATCCAGCATTCGGTGAATATATCGGTAGAGAAGGTACATTAGGCAATTATAATAGAGATATAGCAAATTTTGAATATTCTATTTATCATAATGAAGTTAAAATACAAGTAGATACGGGTTTTATTAGTCCTTCATCTATTGCCGAGCAAATATCACAACAATTAGATAAACACTCAGAACCTAAAATAAAAGAAATGGAATGCTTTCAAGACCACGCAAATATGAGTAGCGCTTGGCCGAGTGATTCCGTCACAGTTCAAGGAGGTTTAACTTGCGAAACAAACACCTTTAAATTATTTCAATGCGCTACAAGAAGAACATATTATCAATATGCAGCCACAGGATTTAACGCCCAGGATTTACCATATAGGAATAATAACGCCGAAGTTATACAATATCAAAAAAATTTTAAACATATAGGTTGTTATAATCCAAATATATTTTTAACAGGTCGAAATATTCAATATAATATAAATTACCATAATAAACAAGAACAATTTTTAATATTGAATAAAATAGATACTTCAGCTATTACCGAAGCACAGATATTAAGAGAAGATTTATTTACAAATATACCATATGATAAAAATATATTATCACATTTTAATGATTTATTTAAATTTATTAGAGCAGACGAACAAATGTATGAAACTAAACCGGCAAAACAAACAGCATCAACTTCCCAAAATTCAGTATTTTTACATACAGAACCACAATTAAAAACATATGCCAATTTAACGACTTATAAAAAAACACCATTCGGTATAGATTGGACTGATATAGGCAATAATATTAATTATAATTTTACAAATGCTATTTATTTAGATTGGGATGCTTCCGCAAATCAAGATTTTAGCAATTCGTTAGCCTATGGAGTTTTTAAACCTTGGCGAGCAAGTGATGGCACGATTTATACGTCATTTAAAGCAAGGTTATATGTAGAAGAAAAACCGAGTTCAAACCCAAAGCAGTTTTATTTTCCCTATTATACAGAAAAAACTAGAACCACTTTCGGCAGTGAATTAGCAGAAGGATATGAGGCATTTAATCAATCAACCTTTCCAATTCCTACAAATAATTATACACGTATTGGATGGGATAGGCATTTTTCGGCACATGGTAATCAATGCATTCTATTATATAATGGTTTAGGGAGTGTATCGCAGTTAGTAGTAGAGGCAACACCCGAAGGTGGGACTTTAGACGATAACGTGAGTATATTCGAAAATTCATTTATGAAAACAGGAACAGAAAATGATCCTTCACCTACTATTTATATGTATGACACCGGAAACAATGAAATATATCTAGGCGCAGATTCATTTTTATTTAATTTTGATAATACAGAATCACGTTTTACAATGTCACAACTTCACACATCACGAAAACAATTTAATACAGCATTATCAGGTTTTGACCCTTCAATATGGCAAGGAGTAAAAAAAGACGCTTCGGGAATACCCAATATATACTATGAAGACAACCTAGTAAATGGTAATAAAAACGTTCAATTTCCATTAGATGCGAATCCAAATAGTAATCAAGGGATTTATGAAATCAGCCCAACAGTATTAAATACATCTACAATTGAAGTATTTAATTCTTATGAAAAAGTAAAAATAAATACTATATTTGATTCTAATTGCGGTATTTATTTTGGTTCTTTTGGTGTAGATGATAAAACTTATAAAAATTCACTTTGGGATATATTGGGTTTTAGTCAAGCACAAACAAAAACATATATGACACAACCGCCAAATTTACAAGAAATTTTATATAGAAGTAATCGATTTTTAAATGCGGGTGTAAATTTAAACCAAAGTGATAAATATCCTTTTACAACCAACGCACAGATTAATAGCAATGAAATTATATCATGGAAAACGAACCCATTTAATTTATCATATTTTAATACATTAGGAATTCCTAATAATATGAGAGTTAAAACATATAATTCAACTCATAAAGTGTTTGAATTCGAGGAACAGGTGAGACCTTATCAAGTTATTCAAAATCAAGTATCAACATTAATGTTCGGCGAGAGATTACCAAGAAAAACAAAAATTCCATTTTATCAAGTTAGAAGTGACATATTACCAACAATTAAATATATAGGCGGTAATAATAATACTAGTGGAAGATTACCAGTTTTAAGTTTAGTTAATAAATCCTTTTCAGGCACTGATTATTATGTAAATCAAGGTGACAATTCAATGGAATTTATAATAACAAAAAGAATTACAATTAATAATATTACAACAGAAATATACGATAGTAACGGAGTACCAGCATTATTAGATCCCCATTCATCAGTTATATATAAAATACAAGTGCCTTATAATCCGCCACAAATAACACCTTTTGCTACATCATTAGAATATACGACAGCAAT